AAAATTTGATATTGGAAGAGAACAATACGGAGGCGTTAAACCAGGGGATATGATTAGTGATGGTGAAGGTGGTTATGTTCCAAAGGAAGGTGCTAAAAGTAAAGATGGTGATACTTGGGATTCAGAGCTTGGTGGTTGGAGAGACGATGCTACAGAAAAATATTTTGGTCCAGGTGGTGAAAAAATAACACCAGCAACTGCTGAAAAATTATCAACTGCTCAAGAAGTTAAACTTGAAAAAGCAAAAGAAAGAGAAGCTGAAAACGTGAAGATTAGAGAGCGAAACGCTTTAGTAAAAGAATTTAAAGAAACTAATCCTGGTGAAAGAGTTACACCAACAGCGCTCGAAGCGTTTAAGCAAGATAAAATAGCTAAAGAGCAAGAGTTATTAGAAAAACAAACTACTGAGCAAGAATTAAGTGATTTACAAATAGAAGAAGATAGTTATGACAGATTTCTTGATCCTTTATATAGCGAAATAAAGGATACAAGTGAACTCAATAAAAACACGCAAGGCACAACTAAAGTTGAAGCTACTTTAGAAAAGCCTAATAAAAAAGATTTTAAAAGCTCTAGTGATTACATGAGAGCTCAAATGAAATATCTTAAAGCTGTAGAAAACCAAGAAGAGACTAGTGTAATGCAAAAAAGAGACGATAGAATATTTGCAAACGCACTTCCAAATGGAGTTTTAAGAAAAAATATGATAAAAGGTGGGTATATTCCACGAAATCAAAGATAAAATAGGGAAATACCCTAGACCAAGTCAATATTAACCAAAAAAACCAAAAAAATGACTTACTTATACTACAAGACCAGTTCAACTGGCACAATTAAACCAAATGAAACAACAATTAAACATTGGAAACACCTCGCTGAAAAGAAAAACTGGCGAATAACCCAATTACCTAACGGATTTTACCAAACAGAGTGCTTAAATCCTGATAAAGAGGATGCTTGGCAAGATGTTACGCGTAGAGAAACAATAGAAGGTGCAGAAACTGCAATAAATGGCAGTGTCAAACACTTTGCAGATAAATTAGAGGCTACAAAAGGTCCAAAAGTTGTAAAAACGTTCGAATAGAACACAATTTAATCAAATTTAATTTAATATATGGAATACAATCAGCCTAGCGAGATTGTCAAAGACATAAACTTTGGCAACGATGCTAAAAATAGAGTAATAGCTGGTGTTGAAAAGCTAGCAAAAGCAGTAAAATCAACACTTGGTGCATCTGGAAAGTGTGTAATATACGAAGATGCACGAGGTTTACCGGTAATAACAAAAGACGGAGTAACTGTAGCAGAATCAGTTGTCTTATTTGACCCGGTTGAAAATATGGGTGCTACCCTTATTAAAGAAGCTGCTAGAAATACAGTGAGAGAAGCAGGTGACGGTACTACTACAGCTACCGTCCTTGCTGAATCACTATTAAAAGAAGTAAATAGCAGTAAAGGAACTGTTAGAGAAATAAAAGACGGGATTAAATCCGGTCTTAAAAAGGTAAATGATTACCTAGACAAGGTTTCTGTCAAGATCGAAGGCGACATGCTCGAATCTGTTAGCTCAATAAGTTGCAATAATGATGCAGAGCTAGGAAAGATTATAGCAGAGGCTTATACTAAAGTAGGTAAAGATGGTGTGGTATTAATGGAAGAGTCTCCAACTGAAGAAACTTATGTTGAAGTTGTAGATGGTGTACAAATAGATTCAGGACTCACATCTCCACATTTTGTTACTGATAAGGACAAGCAGATAGCTGAGCTTGATAACCCGTTAGTATTAATAGTATCTTCAGAAATACCAAACATAAGAAAAATACAAACAGTATTAGAACATGTTATAAAGACTAAGCGACCATTACTTATAGTAGCGCCAGTTGACCAACAAGTGAAAGCTGCTTTATGTATGAATAAAGTAAAAGGTAACATTAAGGTAAACATTATAGATCTTCCAGGCTTTGGTCCTACTAAAGACGACACTGTAGCAGACCTCGCGTTTCTTGTTGGCGCTAAAGTTATTAACGAGCAACTAGGCGATGATTTAGATTTAATAGATACAGATTGTTTAGGTGAAGCATACTCTGCGATAACTGATGATAAAAATACAGTGTTGACTATAGAAACTCCAGAGGATGAGATGGAAGAGCGAATAGCTAGTATTAAGAAAACTATAGATGAATGGGAGAAGAACCCGTTTATACAAAAGAAACATAGACAAAGACTAGCTATGCTATCAGGTAGCGTAGGTATGGTGAAAGTAGGTGCTGACTCTAAAGTTGAGCTCAAGGAAAAGAAAGATAGAATAGAAGATGCGATATACGCAACTAAAGCTGCATTAAAAGAAGGTATTGTGTCAGGTGGTGGTGTAGCGCTACTAAATGCATCTCAAAAAATTTCGACCAACTGCGTTGGTGAAGAGATACTACTTAAAGCTATAACAGCACCTTTTCATACTATACTAGCAAATGCTGGTTTAGAGCAAGTAGCGCCAAGAGAAGAAAAAGGACTAGGTGTTAACGTTGTAACTGGTGAATCAGTTGATATGATTAAGTCTGGTATCATTGATCCAGTACTTGTAACTAAGTCTGCCCTCAAAAATGCAGTGAGTGTAGTATCAACAATTATATCTGCAGATTGTGTAATTTCAAATATGAGAATGAATGAAAGCAATCAATAAGTATATAATAGTAAACAAAATAAAGACAGAGCCTAAAAAGGTTGCTGGTCTTATAATGACAGATGATACCGATGTTGACAATAGGTATTTAAAAGCAAAAATAATATCGTGTGGCAATTTAGTTGAAGGATTAAAAGATGGTGACACGATATATTACGATAAACATGCTGGGCACGACATATCATGGAAAGATACTCTTTATAGAGTTATTCGTGATGGTGACGTAGTTCTAGTAGATTAAGCCCAAACCATAACCCTAAAACCAAAACCCAAAAACAATAAACAAATTATTAATTAACAAAACAAAAAAATTATGGAAACATATTTGTATTTTAGAGGCGTAGCAAATTTAGCTGCTGATGATGATGGTACTGCTGGGTCTTTACTTATGCCTCTAAGCAAACTTAAAGGTATGTGTATGGGAACTGGTGCTATAACAGGCGCTATAACTGATGACGAAGACGCGTTTACTTTATTTTTTGAACCAGCTGGTATAGGTGAAGGAGATGGAGATATTGATGCTGGTGATAACGATGTTGACGCTATAATCATAGCTCATACAACTGACAACGAGCCTCAACCAATTATGCAGGCTATCGTTGAAGCTGCTAACTCACATCCAAATTCAGATGGTTTTATCGTCATTTATGACAGTATAACTGGAGAAAGCGTTCACGCTGATATTGAAGGCGTAACTACTGCTAGAGCTTCTAACGACTAATTATTAACTTACTAAATTAAAAAAACAATGAAAACAAAATTTTTACACGTGTGTACTACAGCTACTAAAGCTGACAACCACGACGAAGGAGGATCTGTTTGCTATCCAGTAAGTTCTATTAGATCAATAGGCATGGGTTCAATGGCAGTAACAGGTGTTATATCAGCATCAGAAACAGTTTATCATATAGCGCTTGATCCTATGTGTATTAGTAGAGGCGCTAGTGGTGCCGCAGCTGTTCTTGGTGATAATGTTGATGTTATTAACGTTACAATGACAACAGCTAATAATGCAAAAGCTCACATGCAAGGGCTTATTCAAAAGATAAACAGTAGCAGACCAACTGAAGGTGGGTACATAGATCTTTACGATGGTGTTAACGCGACTAAATTAATCGCTGATATTGCAAGTGCTGCGGCTCTTTTAAATAACAACTCTTAATAGTTGAGATTAACCGCGCAGGATCTGCGTGAAATGAATATCCTTAAGTATTACAGGCTCACTAGAAAGTGGGTCTGTAAAACTTACGGGTTAAAAGATGCAGATTTAGAATTATTAATTTATTTAGATTGTAAAGGAAGATTTACACGAAACGATTTTATCAACGGAGTTTACACATACTCATGGGATAAAGCAAGATGGGACAGATTAAGAAACGAAGGTTGGATCGATGTATGGAGACATAGAAATAGAACTACTATAATGTACTCTGTATTTAAAACATCGTGGAAATGTTCACAAATGATTAGTAGGATATATAGAATCTTACTAGGTGAGGAAGACTTACCCACTTCAGAGCGAAGTGTATTTTATAAAAATAAATCATATACAGATAAAGTTTACAACAAAGCTATAGATGATATGATAAAAGATAAAGATAGATAATGGGATTTAAAATGGGTGCAAATAGAGGTAATTATGCTGTCGGTGGTGAGATCAAAACAAAAATGCGTTTTGGTAAACAAGCCGGGCAAGATGGCTCTGTACCTGGTACACCTGTTATTAGAGTACCTTTAGAAGAAGGTGTGATGGGAGAGGCCAATATGGATGGTAGTATATATATTAATAGTAACATAGTACCTGGCAGTGAAGAAGACAGACAAGTAATAAACCACGAAATGAGACACGCTACTGATATGAAAATAGGTAAGTTAGCGTATAGTGATAACAGCGTAACGTACAACGGTGAAGTTTTTCCTAGAGAAACTATAAACGGCAAAGACATGATTAAAGTTGATGGCGTTTGGAAAGAAGCTGGTGATACAGGTTTTCCTTGGGAAGATGACGCGAACAACGGAACTAGATAAATATGCCTAGACTAGCATTTCTTTCAGGAATACCTTTGTACAGCACTCAAGCAGAAGCTGAAGCTTGGGCTGCGGAAAACGGATTAAGTGGTTATCATACACATATGCTCTACGGTCAGACTGGCTATATGGGTGGATTTACTCACGACCAAAGTGTAGGTGCTGCACCACCGCCACCTACTTCACCGCCACAGCAAACACCACCACCACCTACTCCACCACCACCTACTCCACCAACCCCACCAACTACACCAGCAGCGCCAGCCCCAGCAGCAACACCACCACCACAACAATACAACACAGGCGGCGGAGGCGGCGGAGGCGGCGGAGGCGGATATTAAAATATAAAATATGAGTATACTAACAAAAATATTTTCTGGCGGAGCAGCTGATCTTGTAAAAGGAGTAGGCGGTGTAATAGATAACCTACACACATCTGCAGAAGAAAAGCTAGAAGCAGAAAGAAAAATAAAAGAATTAATTGCTAACTATGAAATAGAGATGGAAAAGAACATCACTAGCAGGTGGGAGGCAGATTTAAAATCAGACTCGTGGTTAAGTAAAAATGTTAGACCATTAGTATTAATATTCTTAATAGTATGCACCATGCTATTAATATTTATAGACGCAGGTGCATTAAAATTTGAAGTAAAATCATCATGGGTTGATTTACTTCAATTAGTATTAATAACCGTGATCGGTGCTTATTTTGGCGGCCGATCATTAGAAAAAGTAAAAAAATAAAATTATGGCAATATCACAAGATACAGCATATGGATTTGGTCAATTAGGATCTTTATTCTTAGACGCTTCGGGAGCAGCAAGCCCTCCAACGGGTAAAGTTTTTGTAGCTATTACATTTTTAGCAGATACGGTATTTGACGCTTCGGGTGGTTTAGTTGCGGACACAACTAACACAGCAATAGCTGGTTTGGAATACGCAGGCACAGAAGCAGCTGCTCACAATTTAAGTGATGGTAGTGAAACTGCAATATCAGGCTCTGGAGGTTTACAAATTGATGCTTCAAATACATTTCCAAAAGGAATTACTATTTACGGTAGATATACTGAAATAGACTTAACCTCAGGTATGTGCATAGCTTATATAGGAGACTAATGTTAGGACTAGGAAATAGCATAACAGGTGGAGCTGCTCTTGAAGAAGCGGCTTTAGCACCATCAGATATATCTGGACTAGATGTTTGGTTTAAAGTTAACACAGGTATAGTTGCTAATAGTGGTAATTCAACCGCCGCTGGCAATATGGCAGATGGTGAAGATATTAATTCATGGGCTGACCAATCTGGAAACGATAGACACGCTTCTCAAACTACAGCTAGTCAAAAACCTCATTGGGAAACTGATGCCGCTGATTTTGGTGGATTAGTATGGCCTGACGACACCGCAGATACACATCTAGATATGGCTACTAACGTAGGTGGTAATTCAGATAACATTGCAGCGAATGAAGATTTTACCATTATGATAAGGGTAAAACTCACGGCTTTTAACACTGTTAACGCGTTGATAGGTAGCGCGGGTCAACAGGTAATTAAATGGAATTCAAATAAAAAAGTAACAATATTAATAGGTGGGGCGGGTGCCAGTCACTTTGAAGAATCTTCAGATACGTTAGCTACAGACACTTATTATATACAAACTCTTACTAGAAGTAACGGAGCAACTGGTAATTTAACATATCACGTGCATGGTGGCTCTTATGATGATAAGAGTTGGGATGACGCAGAAAACCACACGGATACAGACGCTTTTGAATTAAACAATATAGGTTGTGCTGCAGATGGTGTATTACCAGTAGAAGGAGTATTTAAAGATGTTTTAGTTTGGAAAGGAACAGCGTTGAGCGATGAGCAAAGATCAGCTATGTACACTTATATATTAGCACAAGATTATTAAAATAAAATTAACTTAAATTAAATAAAATTATGGCAACAACAAAAGTAAAAGGCACGAGTAAAAGAATTAAAGAACTTAAAGGTATTAAACCTGAAAAAATAACTGACGAACAGTTAGATAAAGTTCAAGACACTGTGAACAGTATCAACAGAGCGCAACTAGAAATAGGCTCTATGGAACTTAAAAAACATGAGTTAATGCACAATATAGCTGGACTTAGAGAAGCGTTAACTTTACTGCAAAAAGAGTTTGAAAAAGAATATGGCACTTTTGATATTAATATTCAAGACGGAACAATAAACTACGAAGAAGATGGCAAAACTAATTCGTAAAATATCTGTCGGTAAAGACTACAAGAATGATGCAATGCATTATGCTGTAGGTCAAGAAGTTTATGGTGGGCATACTATCTGTGATATATTAGAAGAAGATGATAAGTATTCTATTTATATTAAGAAAAACAAAGATGTTTTACCGTGGAAAGACTTTAATAAAAACATGGCTGTATCAGTAGAATATAATCTACAATACTAATGAAAAGTGTTTACAACTTTGTTGTAACGCCAAAAGGAGAAAGATATAACAATAAAAAAAAGTTGGTGATTCAGAGTTAATACTTAATACTGAAATTTTTAATCATCAATATGTTAATAGACAAGCCGAAGTTATATCTACGCCTATAGCGGGACATACTGAAATAAAAGCAGGAGACACTGTTGTAGTTCATCATAATGTCTTCAGACGCTGGCATGATGTTAAAGGTATAGAGAAAAATAGTAGATCTTATTTTAATGAGTCTACATATTTTGTAAACTACGATCAAATATTTTTATATAAAAGAAATAAATCGTGGATAGCTCCAAAAGGTTATTGCTTTGTAAAACCTTTGAGAGCTGTAGATCAATTTAATATTGAATCTGAAAAACCTCTTCAAGGTATTGTTAAATATTCTGACGGTACAATTGAAGTTAATGACTTAGTAGGTTTTACACCAAATAGTGAATATGAATTTATTGTTGATGGTGAAAGACTATATAGAGTTTTATCTAAATTTATTACAATTAAATATGAATATCAAGGAGACGAAGAAGAATATAATCCAAGCTGGGCAAAAAGCAGTTGAAGAGCTAATTAAAGTAGCCAAAGAAGCAATCGTTGATTCGGACGATGATATATCAGCAGATAGACTTAAAAATGCAGCTGCGACAAAGAAACTAGCTATATTTGACGCATTTGAAATACTTAACAGAATCCAAGAAGAAGAACAACTACTTGAAGGCAAAGCGCCTGAAGAGAAAAAGGAAAAAGTCTTTAAAGGATTCGCAGAAGGTAGATCTAAGTAATGTACGAGCAAAGTTTAGTTAAAACTATCGAGCCTGTGAAAAGGACTACTATAAGTAGACTTAACAAAGGTAAGAAGTGGAAATACGGATACGACAAAGAACACGATATAGTTGTTATATCTAAAACTGGGCAAATAGGTGAGATAATAGAAATACAAAACTTAGCTATAGCGCTTCCAAAGCAACCTAAAGACGTATTTAAACACGAGAAAAATAAATGGGTTAAATTTGAACAACCGAAAGAGTTAAGTCGTCTTAAAAATATATTTGATTGGAGAAATTATCCAGAAGAAAACAAAGAACAGTGGTATGATTATATAGACGAAGAATTTAAAAGAAGAGACGAGGGTTTTTGGTTTATGAATAATAATAAACCAACATATATAGTAGGAACTCACTATATGTATCTTCAATGGAGCAAGATAGATGTTGGCGCCGCGGACTTTAGAGAAGCAAACAGGTTGTTTTTTATATTCTGGGAGGCATGTAAAGCTGATAAAAGATGTTATGGTATGTGTTATCTAAAAAACAGAAGGTCAGGTTTTTCGTTTATGTCATCTGCAGAAACAGTTAATTTAGCTACTATATCGAGTGATAGTAGATATGGTATACTATCTAAAACAGGTTCAGATGCAAAAAAAATGTTTACAGACAAAGTAGTACCGATTAGTATAAACTATCCTTTTTTCTTTAAACCTATACAAGATGGTATGGATAGGCCAAAATCAGAGTTAGCATATAGAGTTCCAGCTAGTAAGTTTACAAGAAAGAAAATGGCAGCTACTGATGGATTAGAAGAAATAGAAGGATTAGATACAACTATTGATTGGAAAAATACAGGTGACAATAGCTATGACGGTGAGAAATTAGCGTTGTTAGTACATGATGAAAGTGGTAAGTGGGAAAGACCAGATAATATATTGAATAACTGGCGTGTTACAAAAACATGTTTAAGGTTAGGTAGTAGGATTATAGGTAAGTGTATGATGGGCTCAACTTCCAACGCCCTAGATAAAGGTGGAGATAACTTCAAAAAACTATACAATGCATCAGATGTCACTAAGCGAAATAGAAACGGTCAGACAAAATCTGGTTTATACTCTTTGTTCATCCCAATGGAATGGAACTACGAAGGATTTATTGATGAGTACGGAGTTCCAGTTTTCACTACTCCTGATAGCGATGTCTTCGCCCCAGATGGCGAATTAATAGATATAGGTGTAATAGACAGCTGGCAAAACGAAGCTGATGGTTTAAAAAGCGATCAAGACGCTTTAAATGAATTTTACCGTCAGTTCCCTAGAACTACAGAGCACGCTTTTAGAGATGAAACAAAAAACAGTATATTTAATTTGGTAAAAATATACGAACAAATAGATTACAACGAAGAAATGTCTAGAACTTTAGGAATTACAACTGGTAATTTTCAATGGGTAAACGGCATTAAAGACTCACAAGTAATATTTTACCCAGACCCAAAGGGTAGATTTAAAGTTAGCTGGGTTCCGCCTCAGCAATTACAAAATAGAGTGGTACTTAAAAATGGTGTAAAATATCCTGGTAATGAACACATGGGGGCATTTGGTTGTGACTCTTATGATATATCAGGAACCGTAGATGGACAAGGTTCTAAAGGAGCATTACACGGCTTAACCAGGTTTAGTATGGAGGACGCCCCTGCAAATAGCTTTTTTTTAGAGTACTTATCAAGACCACCTACGGCTGAAATATTCTTTGAAGATGTTTTAATGGCATTAATATTCTATGGTATGCCAATACTTGCAGAGAACAATAAACCTAGGTTGTTATACTATTTGAGAAGAAGAGGGTATAGAGGTTTTAGTATGAACAGACCTGATAAGATATGGAACAAGTTATCTGTAGCAGAAAAAGAAGTAGGTGGCATACCTAACTCAAGCGAAGATATAAAACAAGCTCACGCTGCCGCGATCGAGATGTATATCCAAGATCACGTGGGCATGAAGCAAGATGGAACATTTGGAAATCTTTACTTTAACGAGTTGTTAAATGATTGGAGTAAGTTTGATATAAATAAAAGAACAAAGTTTGATGCATCAATAAGCTCTGGTTTAGCCATAATGGCTAACAACAGGCATTTGTACGCTCCAAATGTAAAAATAGAAAAACAAAAACTGAACATAAATATTTCTAAGTATAGTAATACTGGAACTAATTCACAAATAATAAAATAAATATATGGCAGAGTCTGGCATAAAAAGTTATTTTCCAAGTCAAACCGTAAGTGATGCTGAAAAAATTAGCTATGATTATGGTTTAAAAGTAGCTAAAGCAATAGAAACAGAATGGTTTAACGAAGACACAAGTATGAATAGATACTTGTCTAGTCGTAATGAGTTTCACAAACTAAGACTATACGCTAGAGGCGAGCAGTCTATACAAAAATATAAGGATGAGCTATCTATAAACGGTGATTTGTCCTATTTAAATTTAGATTGGAAGCCAGTGCCAATAATATCTAAATTTGTAGATATAGTTGTAAATGGCATAGCTGAAAGAACATATGATATAAAAGCTTTTTCTCAAGATCCTTATGGCACGCAGGAAAGAACTAAATACATGCAGGATATTTTAGATGACATAGAGTTTAAGGAGTTTGATAATTTTGCTGCTGAAAATTTTGGCGTAAACACTAGAGATAGTGATTTACAAGAGTTACCAGAAACTACTGAAGAGGTGCAGTTGCACATGCAGTTAACATACAAACAAGCCGTTGAGTTAGCGGAAGAACAAGCTTTAAACGTGTTGTTTGAAGGAAATAAATACGAACTTATTAAAAAGCAATTCTATTATGATTTAACAGTGTTAGGTATTGGCGCTGTTAAAACTAGTTATAATACTTCAGAAGGCGTTGTTATTGATTATGTAGACCCAGCTAATCTAGTTTATTCCTATACAGATTCTCCTTATTTTGATGATATATACTACGTTGGCGAAGTTAAATCAATTCCAGTCAACGAACTTGCAAAACAATTTCCTCATTTAACAGAAAGTGATCTTGAAGATATAATGAAAAACAAATCTTATAATAGAAATAATTATAACACAAGGTATTCTGCAGACAAAGAAGATAATAACACGATTCAAGTTTTATATTTTAATTATAAAACTTATATGAATGAGGTGTATAAGATAAAAGAAACCGGCACTGGTGCTGATAAAATCATACCTAAAGATGATAACTTTAATCCGCCAGAAAACAAAGAGGGTGGTTACTCACGACTGTTAAGATCTATAGAAACTCTTTATGAAGGAGCTTTAATACTAGGCACTAATAAATTACTTAAGTGGGAAATGGCTAAAAACATGATGAGGCCTAAAAGTGATTTTACTAAAATAAAAATGAATTATGCTATTGTTGCTCCTAGAATGTACAATGGTAAAATTGATTCATTAGTAAGGCGTATAACTGGTTTTGCAGATATGATTCAACTTACACATTTAAAGCTACAACAAGTAATGGCTAGAATGGTACCAGATGGAGTTTATTTAGATGCTGACGGTTTGGCTGAGGTTGATTTAGGCAATGGAACTAATTATAACCCGCAAGAAGCTTTAAATATGTTCTTCCAAACTGGTAGTGTTATTGGTAGGTCTTTTACTCAAGATGGCGATATGAATCCTGGTAAAGTGCCTATTCAAGAAATTACATCTGGTAGTGGTGGTAATAAAATGCAAGCACTTATTGGTAATTACAATTATTACTTGCAAATGATAAGAGATGTAACCGGGTTAAACGAAGCTAGAGACGGTAGTATGCCAGACAAAAACGCCTTAGTAGGCGTGCAAAAGTTAGCTGCCGCTAATTCTAACACTGCGACTAGACATATATTACAAGCCGGATTGTATCTTACAGCTGAAACAGCTGAGTGTTTATCTCTTAGAATATCAGATATTATAGAATACTCTCCAACCAAAGACGCTTTTGTAAGCGCTATAGGTGCTCATAATGTAGCAACACTAGAAGAAATTTCTAAATTACATTTATATGATTTTGGTATATTTTTAAATTTATCGCCAGATGAAGAAGAAAAAATGTTATTAGAAAATAATATACAGATGGCATTACAACAAAAAAGTATTGAACTTGAAGACGCTATAGATATTAGAGAAATAAAAAATATTAAACTTGCAAATCAATTGTTAAAAATAAGAAGGATTAAAAAACAAGACAAAGATAGGCAGGCTCAATTGGAAAATATACAAGCTCAATCTCAGGCTAATGCTCAAGCCGCTCAAGCTTCTGCTCAAGTAGAAATGCAGAAAGACCAAGCGTTAACACAAAGTAAATTACAATTAGAGCAAGCAAAATCGCAGTTAGAATCTCAAAAAATGCAACAAGAAGTTATGCATAAAAAAGAACTAATGCAATTAGAGTTTCAATACAATATGCAATTGAAAGGTGTAGAAGTTGAAGGCATGAAAAGTAGAGAAAAAGAAAAGGAAGATAGAAAAGACGAAAGAACAAAGATACAAGCTACACAGCAATCAGAAATGATTGACCAAAGAAATAGTGGAAAACCACCTAAAAACTTTGAATCTGCAGGTAATGATATACTAGGTGGAGGATTTGATTTAGGTTCGTTTGATCCTAGTTAAAATTATTAATTATTATTATATTATATTATGGAAGAAAAATTAGAAGAAGTAGTTGAAAAAACTACGCAAGATAATGTTACAAAAGTTGAGATTAAAGATGAACAACAAGATGATAACATTACAAAAGTAAATTTAGATAAACCACCAACACCAAAAGAAAAAAATGAAACTAAAGAAGATAACGCTGACGACGGCGGAGTGGTTGCAGAGTCTAAAAACGCCGACACCACAGAAAAACAAGAAGAAGTACAACCGGAGGCAGAAACACAAGAAGCTCCAGTATTAGAAGAAATAACTGAAGATTCTACAAAAGAAGAGGTTGCTGAAGCAGAAGAAAAAGTTGAAGAAGCTATAGCTGAAGCCGGGGCAAACGGAAAACCAATACCAGAAAACATCCAAAAGTTAATGGACTTTATGGAAGAAACTGGAGGAGATTTAAGTGACTATGTAAAGCTTAATCAAGATTATTCTAAACTAGATGATAAAAATCTATTATATGAATATTACAAGCAAACAAAACCTCACTTAAACAATGAAGAAATTAACTTCCTTATGGAAGATCAATTCTCTTATGACGAAGAAGTTGACGAAGAAAGAGATATACGAAGAAAAAAATTAGCGTTAAAAGAGCAAGTTGCCAACGCTAAAAGCCATCTGGACGGGCAAAAGTCCAAATACTATGAAGAAATTAAAGCTGGAAGCAAGCTCACTAACGAGCAGCAAAAAGCAATTGATTTCTTTAATAGATATAACAAGGAGTCAGAAGCAACTCAAAAAACAGTTAAAACAAACTCTGAAATTTTTACACAGAAAACAAACAATGTTTTTAACGACAAGTTCAAAGGTTTTGAATATAACGTCGGTGATAAAAAATACAGGTTTAATGTAAACAATGCTGAAGAGGTTAAAAATACTCAGAGCGATATAAGCAATTTCACCAAAAAGTTTTTGGATAAGAACTCTGCCTTAAAAGACGCTAAGGGCTATCATAAATCTCTATATACAGCAATGAATGCAGACGCTGTTGCAAAACACTTTTATGAACAAGGAAAAGCTGATGCTATGAAAGATAGTGTTGCTAAAGCCAAAAATGTTAATATGAATCCAAGACAAAGTCATGGGCAAATTGAAGCAGGAGGCATGAAAGTAAAAGTACTAGGTGATAATTCTTCTGATTTTAAGTTTAAAATTAAAAACAATAAATAACAATTTAAAAAAATAAATTATGGCAATTACAGGAGGGAGTTTGTTAAACAGCGTGCCTGCTGCACAAAAGCAGACGTTACAAACAAACTATTTAGATTTTACGGGTACCACTGACGTGACGTGGGCTCAACAATACCTGCCAGACTTGATGGAGAAAGAAGCTGAGGTTTTCGGACCTAGAACAATTTCTGGTTTCCTTGCTCAAGTTGGTGCAGAAGAGGCTATGACATCTGATCGTGTCGTTTGGTCTGAACAATCAAGATTACATTTATCTTACAAAGGTAACGTTAATTCAGCGACTGCTGGTGCTGACGCTGGTTCTGGTGTTTCTAACATCGCTCAGGTTACTATTGAGGCTGATATTGACGAAACTTCAGGTTTTACAGCTGCTAATCACGGTGTTAGAGTTAACGATACTATTATCGTTGCTAACTCTGACGGTGTTTTCAAATGTTTAGTATCTGTTGTTAATGGCGCTGTGCTTGATGTACTACCTTACGGACAGTCTGCTTTATCAGCAAATACTACAACAAAAGCAACAACTATATTGGTTTATGGTTCTGAGTTTGGTAAAGGTATGAACTATACAGCTGCTGCTGGTACTAATAACACTACTGATCAAAGAGGTGCTAACGAGCCTGACTTTAAATCTTTTTCTAATAAACCAATTATTATGAAAGATTACTACGAAGTTTCAGGTTCTGATTCTTCTAGAATTGGTTGGGTTGAGGTTTCTACTGAAGCTGGACAAGCGGGGTATTTATGGTATTTAAAAGCTGAAGCTGATACTAGAGCTCGTTTTACTGACTACATTGAAATGGCTATGTTAGAATCAGAGCTTGCTGATACTTCTTCTGAAGTTCAAGGTTCTACAATTTTACCTGGTTCTACTACAAATGCTGCTAATGATGCTGGTTCTGAAGGTTTATTTGCCGCTATAGAATCAAGAGGTAACGTTACTACTGGTGTTACTGGTGTTAACGCTGCTACTGATTTAGCTGAGTTTGATGCAATACTTGCTGAGTTTGACAAGCAAGGTGCTATTGAAGAAAATATGATGTTTGTAAACCGAGCTACTTCGTTAGCAATGGATGACATGTTAGCTTCAATGAATTCTTATGGAGCTGGTGGTACTTCTTACGGGGTGTTTAATAACTCTGAAGATATGGCGCTTAATTTAGGTTTCTCTGGATTCCGTAGAGGTTCTTATGATTTCTACAAGTCTGACTTTAGATACTTAAATGACTTAGCTACAAGAGGTGGTGTTAACGCTGCTGCTGGAGCTAATGCTATTAGAGGGGTTATAATTCCTGCTGGTACTTCTTCAGTTTATGACCAAACTGTTGGGCAAAGCATAAAACGTCCTTTCTTACATGTTAGATATAGAGCTTCACAAACTGATGACCGAAGAATGAAAACTTGGGTTACTGGTTCTGTTGGCGCTGCTACATCTGCTTTAGATGCAATGCAATTACACTTCTTAACTGAAAGATGTTTAATTACTCAAGGTGCTAACAACTTTATGTTGATGAAGTAAGCACAATTATTTTAAAAGACCGGGGCTTCGGCCTCGGCCTTTTATTTTTATTAATTTTATTATATATTATATTATGGCAAAAAAACAAAAAACAGAAAAGGTAGAGGTACCTGTTGTTGAAACACCAGTTGTTGAAACACCAAAACCTAAAAAAGTTGAACCTAAAAAACCTAAGTGGGAAATAAAAGATAGGATTTACTATTTAAAAGGAGATAAAACACCTTTATCTTATATGTTAAGAAGTTCTAACTTGTATTGGTTTGATGAAGAAAAAGGCTATGAAAGAGAGCTTAAATATTGTCAAAACCAAAGAACTTCTTTTGTAGATGAAATGTCTGGTGATCAAAGATTAGAACATATAATTTTTAGAAATGGTAGTTTATTTGTAGAAAAAGAAAAAACAGTATTACAAAAATTATTATCTAACTATCACCCACACAGGGGGAATATATATTATGAATACAATCCTGTTAAAGAAGCTGCAGAAGATATAGAAATTTTAGAACTAGAAGCAGATGCTATAGTTGTAGCTAGAGACATGGATGTTGATTTAGCAGAAGCTATTATGCGTGTAGAAAAAGGTTCTGAAGTGTCTAAGATGAGTTCTAAAGAGCTTAAAAGAGATTTATTAGTATTTGCTCGTAATAATCCAGCTTTGTTCTTAGAGTTAGCTACTGATGATAATGTTCAACTTAGAAATTTTGGAATTAAAGCTACTGAGCTTGGAATTATAAAATTATCTCAAGATCAAAGAAACTTTTTATGGGGATCAAATAATAGACCTATAATGACAGTTCCTTTTGACGAGCATCCGTATACCGCTTTAGCACATTGGTTTAAAACTGATGAAGGTATGGAAATATATTCAAATATTGAAAAAAGATTAAATTAATCTAACTGTAGATGCAGTCGCTCTACGGGGCGATTGCAAACTACAAATTATATTATATGGAAAATAAAAAATCAAAAGGTTTAGGGGATACTATAGCTAAAATAACAAAAGCAACTGGAATAAAAAAAGTTGTTAAAAAAGTTAGCGAAGCAACTGGTAAGGATTGTGGTTGTGACAAAAGGCAAGATACGTTAAATAGATTATTTCCTTATAATAATTAAAAAAAAATTATGATTAGTATAGATACAGTATATCAAAAAGTTTTAGCATTTGCTAATAAAGAACAAAGAGGTTATATTACCCCTCAAGAATTTAACTTGTTTGCTGATCACGCGCAAAAAGAGATATTTGAACAATACTTTTATGATTTAAATCAATTTTTAAGAGCTCCTAGTAACTCTGAAGAATATAGTAATATTATACACAATATAAATGAAAAGATTTCTTTTTTCGAAACTACTGGGACAATAAATAACGGCGTACTTAATGAAGGTAATATATACAGATTAGGAACTGTAATAGCTAATGGAGTAACTATAGTAGAAGAAGTGCAGCAAGATGATATTTTAGAAATGAATATGTCTCCTCTTACGAAACCTACCAAAGATCGCCCAGTATATGTTAGAACTGGAAAAAATACAATACAACATTACCCTATAAATTTACCTGATGGAAATTTATGGGGTTGGACAGGTACTTATACTTATATTAGAAAACCTTTAAAACCTAATTGGAGTTATGTTGTAGTTAATGGTAAGGCCATGTGGAATCCTGCAAACAAAATTGATTTTGAGTTACATCCATCGGAAGAAACTGAATTAACTTACAAAATATTAAAGTCTGCTGGTCTAGCGATGAGAAGAGATGATATTGCTAGTAGTGGGCAAGCATTAGAGTCTTTACAAATTCAACAAGAAAAACAATAATAAATGGGATTAATAAATCAAAATGCACAAAATTACTACAATGGTAATAATCACGGTAATTATCAATTTACTTCTTTAAAAAATATAATAAATCAATTTATGGTTGCTTATGTTGGTGAAGACAAAACTATATCTAAAGTTAAAAGGGTAGATGTTGCTTTTCACGCTCAAAGAGCTTTAGCTGAATTATCTTTTGATACATTAAAATCTATTAAAGCCCAAGAAATAACAGTGCCAGCAACATTACAAATGACATTGCCACAAGATTACGTTAACTACACTAAAGTTAGCTATGTAGATTCAGCTGGTATAAAACACATACTGTACCCAACATCTAAAACATCTAACCCATTTAGTAATCCCCTTCAGGATTCTGATGGTAATTTTAAATTGCAAGCAGTTGGGGCTTTAGACGCCGCTTCTCAACATGTAGTACTAGACAGTGAATATAAAGATATTTTAATAGGCATGTATGTAGAATACACTACTATTTTACAGTATCCAACTATAGTAAGTAATATATCTAACAATAACGGTATAACAACAATATCTTTGCAAGATGATCTTGGTAATGATGTTTTTCCTGCAGAAACTAATGCTAACGCAACTTTAACTTTTACTAATGCAGACTCATCTTTAATTTTACCACAAAAATCAGCCCATATAGTTGAAAATTTAGCATACCATTATCTATCAAATCAAATAACTGGTACTGCTTCAGAGTTAACAAGTGTTGAGGTTGGCATGATTGTAAACAATGCTGACTTTCCTGATGGTACTTTTGTTACTGATGTTAGTGGTACTATAATAACTGTAAGTGAAAAACCAACGGTGCAATCATCTGGTTACCCTTCGGAAATTGCAGAAGTTATTTTTATAGACCCAAATACCGACACAGATACTTGGTCTAATTATAAATCACACACTCCCTCTGAAAACAACACACACGATTATCAAGATTATCAAAACGATACATATTGGCCAAACGAAGGCCAAAGATATGGACTAGATCCTCAGCACGCTCAAGTTAATGGATCTTTTTATATCGATGAAATTAGCGGAAAAATACATTTTAGCTCTAATATTTCAGGAAAAACTGTGATATTAGATTATATAAGCGATAGCTTGGGTACAGATGGTGAAATGCAAGTACATAAATTTGCTGAAGAAGCCATATACAAATGTATAATATATGCAGTTCTATCTACAAGAGCTAACGTTCAAGAATATATTGTCCGAAGATTTAAAAAAGAAAGATTCGCTGCTATTAGAGCTGCAAAATTAAGATTATCTAACATTAAGTTAGAGGAATTAACTCAAATTTTAAGAGGTAAATCAAAACAAATAAAACACTAGTATATGCCAGAGATGAAGCGTAATTTTACCAAGGGTAAAATGAACAAAGATCTTGATGAAAGACTTGTTCCACCAGGCGAATATAGAGACGCAATGAATATACAAGTATCAACTTCAGATGAGTCTGATGTTGGAACTGTTCAAAATATATTGGGTAATTTTCCTGGCTGTACGTATAACAATGCGGTTAGTCCAAATCCAATACCAGAATATTCTACTACCGTAGGATCTATTTCTGACGAAAAAAACGACACTTTATATTGGTTAGTCGCTGGGTTTTCTAATATAAATAACTATCTACCTTTAAACCCTGGAGATAATATTTCTTTTAAAGATATTATAATGCGGACCAATCACTCTTCTGTTTCTGGCTGTGAACCTGTGTTTGTAGATAAATATAGTTTTGTAGTTTATAATGAAAGTAATAGCAACGCTCCTACAAATACTATAACATTAGATAATGAAGATTGGTACGCCAATATTACACCTGGAATGACCGTTAGCGGTTATACCAATTGGGGGCAAAATAATGCGGCTGAACTTTTCACAGATGTTCCTATAGTCCATGTTGGTAATATGGAAATACAAGGATTGCAGTACGAGTCAGCTCAAGATACAACTCCTGTTGCAACTACTACTATGCACAATGCTATGGTAGTGTTAAATAACGTAACCCTGTTTGATCCTAACGCACCTCTTGGGCTTCCTTCACCTTTTCAAAACATGAATTATTACAACTATGTATATATAGTTGATCAATTTTATAGCGGAGAAGATATTAATAATATAATAGGTGACACTTTTACTTTATTACCTGGAACTGATAACGAGCAAGTTTTTACTATTGTTTCAGCGGCAAATACTAGCGTTACCTATACCAATACTGGACTTAGTCAATTTGTTATAAAACTTACTTTAGATGACTATTTAGATGTTTGGAGCCCAGAGATTGCTCAAGATTATATTTCCCCAATCGACAGTTTGTCAGGGTTAGGTGTAGCTTCAAGTTACCAAGGTCAATCAATAAATGCGACTATTACTAGTATTGATCAAGTATCGCTCCCACCAACAAGTGTTATCACTGTGTCTCCAAACTCTTCAGAGTTACTAGTAGATATTTACAGCGCACTTTTTGATGATAATGGAGATGAAACCGGTTTTAGTTTAAAAGTAAAAAATAGTGTTGGCGCTGGGGGTGTTTGGCCTCAAGATACCTGTATAGATCCTACTTCTGTTAGTAGCATTAATGATGATGAGTACCAAATGGTAAAATGTAGTGATCTTACAACGTTGGTGTTGCCGTATGATTACTCTAACAAAGCGCTCACTTTTGAGATTGCCGGGGAAAATGCAGAAACCGTATTAAACTTAGCAGATGAAGTTCAGCTTGGTTTTGGTGGTGGTGCGCTATACTTTAGGAATGATAGAGTTTTAAAATTTCACCCTGATAGATTAATTACTGGTATAAACATTGTTGACGACATGTTGTTTTGGACTGATAACTATTCTGAACCAAAAAAAATAAATATACCACGTAGTATAAGTGGTACAGACCCACACGGTGATACTCACACTATGAACGTAAATAGTGCTACTAGTGATTTGTCCCCTATTAAAGAAGAGCACGTTACTGTTATTAGAAAAGGCCCTAAAAACGCTTTATCTATAGATTTAAAGTCAAATAGAGATTCTGATAAAAATTATTCTGGTATAATAACTATTTCAAGCGCTACTAATGTTGCAGATTCAGATTTTTGGGACCAAAGAGGTTCCCCTGGCCCAGCTCCTGGCGCTAGCAATCCTTATGATTTTTCTTCTATTACCACTGAAGAGGGGAGTAATATATTTAGAACGCAAATAAAAAGTGATTTATCAGGAAATGCTAATTTTGATTTAAATACTTGGAAAGTTGGCGCTAAAGTTGTGTTGAAAGAATTTACAGACGATACCGCGCCGCCAATACCTATTGATGATTATACTATAAAAGGAACGATTATTGATTGGATATATCTAGGTAATGACGTTAATAGTTTTACTTCTACCGAACCATCTTGGGGAGCTAAAGTTGCTATTAAAGTAGATAGTATATCTAGACTACCCGAGGCTGCTGATTTAAACAATACTTTAAATTATGCTATAGATTTATTTGACGAGGCTGAAAGATTATTCGAGTTTAAACTTCCTAGATTTTCTTATAGATATAAGTACGAGGATGGTGAATATTCTACTTTTGGTCCTTGGACAAAACCAGCTTTTTTACCAGGAAGCTTTGATTACCACCCTAATCAAGGTTACAATTTAGGTATGACAAATAAAATTACTCACTTATACCTTAGAGATTTTATTAATACTGATTTGCCTTTAGACGTTGTAGAAATTGATTTGTTGTATAAAGAAGAATCATCTCCAAGTATATACGTGGTAGAAACTATTAGACCTGATTCTCAAGCAACAATACCAAATGAATATGGTGTAAAATTCAACAACTGGCAGTTAAATGAATTTTTAATTGACAATGAAAATATTAAAACTATTTTACCTTCTAATCAATTTCTTAGGGCTTGGGATACTGTACCTAAAACAGCCTTATCGCAAGAAATTACAGGTAATAGAATTGTTTATGGTAACTATAAACAAAATTATGACTTACAAGTTAATGGTAGTCAGTATAATCCAGATTTTAGTAGTTGTAAACCTGTAGAAAACACCTCTAGTATTACCTCAATAAAATCACTTAGAGAATACCAACTTGGTGTTGTTTTTACTGATAAACACGGTAGGGAAACCCCAGTTATATCAAATAACACTGGTACTTTTAAAGTTGATAAAGATCAAAGCTCTATAGCTAACAGGTTACAATTGAATATAAAAAATGATTCTATACCACACGACATGGAATACTACAAGTTTTATATTAAAGAAACTTCTGGAGAGTATTACAATATGGCTATGGATAGATATTGGGATGCTGAAGATGGTAACATGTGGGTCTCTTTCCCATCAAACGATAGAGATAAAATAGATATAGATTCTATTTTGATATTAAAAAAAGGAGTTGACGCTGACACGCCAGTAAAAGAACCTGCTAAATTTAAGGTGCTTGCTATAGAAAATGAAGCTCCAGATTTTATAAAACTTAACAAAACTATTATATCAGACGTGCAGCACCAGGGCCCGTCACAGCAAATACCAGCTCAAAATATATTTTTAACAGGAGATAATGAATTGCCAAAAGCTGGAGAAAATGATTTTGCTTTGGCTTATTGGGATGGTAGTAATCATGTTTATAGTAATACTGCTATTAAAAACTTACATACTCAAGATAGTTTAGAAGGAGATATTTATTTTCAAATTACAAATAGCACTAGAACGCAATCATCGAAACCTATAAAAATAGCTAAAATAGATGTTACTAATGATATGTGGAACCAAGAGGGGCCAAATAACGGAAGTTTTGATTCAGAGCTTGTAAAATGGGCAATTCGTTTAGAAGAACCTTTTGGTAATGATATAAATAAATTTACAAATAGCAATGATGGTAATGGAACAGCTATTAACGATGGTAATAGAGCTATTTTTTGGAATCATAAAAAAGAAAATTCAGCAGAGTTTGATGGTAGATTTTTTGTAAAAATTTATAAAGATACCGTGTTTGAAAAGTATATAATAACTCCAGGTGCAGCTGAAATATCTAATTTCAATGAAGATGTAACACAAAAAATTTATTCATTTGATAAATCTAAACATAGTAATGCTTGGGGTAATTTATCTAATTTAAATTTTCCTAATGGGGTTAATAGTAGAATAGCGACACATGACGAACAGATTAATAATAATCCAAACTGGCAAGATTATATAACCGTAACAAATAATGTTGGAAATCACGGTAATTCTGGAGAAAATTGGAAATCTCACGCTGCGTTTTTTAGAGGTATAAATATACACAAGTCAGAAAACTCTTATCTTGCCGATGACAATTCTAATCCTGCTTTTGGAATACATGGTAATAATTACAAAAAAAGCTTTGGTGCTATGGATCTTCACATGGAAGGAACTGGTAGCGAGTGGGATTTTGAAGATGTTTGGTTTATTGATAGTGAAGTTAGTCAAGGAGAGCATTATGGCGTTTGGAGTGAAAATTATACAGACCAGAGCCATCTTGGTGTTGGATTAAACACTGATACCAAAAGTATAGAATTAGGTTTTGGTGGTATACAACCTGAAGGAACTAATATAGCTAATGATTGGTATTGGGCTAGAGACAATAGTGGATTTTTAGAATCTGGAGATAATGATTTTTATGATTTAAGTAATAATGATCACTATAGTCAAAGCGCAAATAATTTAGCGAAAAACTTATCTCCTGGTAAATTTTTTAGATGGAAAAACGATCCTACAGGCCAAGTATTTAAAGTTAACGGCAGTCAACAGTATAATCTTTTAAGACACGAAGCTGATACAGATCCAAATAACACAGCGCAGCAATATAGAGCAGCTCTAGGTAAAAATGCATCTGGTATAGACCAAGTTGAAAACGGTATGACATATATCACTTCAACATTTTTTAGACCTGATAATTATAGTAAAAATTATAAATTAACTTTTGTAGATCACATTGATCCTACTGGTGATATAAAATGGGATCCTTCTAGTCCTGGAGCAATAGATAACGGTTTACATATGACGCTTTTGACTGACGCTGCCAACAACAGCCCTTCAAAACCTAGGGAAATAGTTGTTCAAAGTTTAATTGGTACTGATGTTAGCGGTTTAGGTCATGGTGATAGATTAGTAGAGGTTGGTATGGTTATCACGTCTATTGATGGTGCTACAGATGATTCTGAGGGTGAGCCTTTAGAGGCTGTAATATCTAAAATAGAAGGCAATACCTTATATCTAAAACATTACAACCCGGATCATTTAGCCAACGTATTCCCAACTGCTAACGCAGCTGGTGACACTATTGTTGTTAAGCAATATGGAATGAATGGTTTAAGCCGTAATTCTGCTAAAAATATAAACTATTTTAACGAAGCTGTTGGCTTTAGCGATACAAATACTGGTGTCGATGCTGTTGGGTACGAAATAGAAATACTTGATCCACAGGTAATTGAATCATCATTTCCTCGTTTTCCTGCTATTTTCGAAACCGAACCAAAAGAAAGTGAGGCACTAGATGTTTATTACGAAATAACTGATAATATACCTACTTTTTTAAATTACAATAATATAAAGTCAATACTTCCAATTAATCAACGTTTTGATATTTTAGCTGTAGATTCTAGCGTTGGAGATAACGGATTTTTGCAAGATGCTAGTTATGTACTTGCTCATCACCCAGTTGGAGACAAGGTGGTGGTTGATGTTGATTTAACTTCATCTAATATTGTTAGCGGCGATAAACTTATTGTTACAAAACCTAATGGAGATAGAGTTCAAATTGAAATAGCTAACCACACATCAACAGTGAACAATAACTTTGGATACCCACAGTCTCCAACACGTAGTATTTTTGAGTTAAGAAGAAACTTAACAAACCAAATTATAACTTCATCGTGGCATAATTGCTATGCTTTCGGTAATGGTGTTGAGTCAAATAGAATTAGAGACACATTTAACCAAACTTATATACACAGTGGTGTTAAAGCATCTACAACTCTTTCTAAACAATACAAAGAAGAGCATAGAAAATACGGTTTAATATATTCTGGATTGTACAATTCAATATCTGAAACTAACAATTTAAATCAATTTATAGCTGCTGAGAAAATAACTAAAGAAATAAACCCTGTTTACGGTAGTATTCAAAAGTTATACTCAAGATCTACCGCTGATGGAGATCTTATCGCTCTATGTGAAGATAGAGTTTTAAAAATATTAGCTAATAAAGATGCTGTTTACAATGCTGATGGCAATACTAATTTAGTTGCCACAGACAATGTTTTAGGCCAAGCAATTCCTTTTAGTGGTGAGTATGGTATATCAAAAAACCCAGAATCTTTCGCCGCTGAATCGTATAGGGTTTATTTTACAGATAAGGTTAGAGGTAAAATACTAAGATTATCTAAAGATGGTTTAACGCCTATATCTGATTATGGTATGAAAATTTGGTTTAGAAATAATTTAAAACTAAGCCCTAAATTAGTTGGTAGTTATGACGATAAAAAAAATGAATATAATATAACTCTAAGGGGAACCGTGGACAAAACAGTTTCTTTTAAAGAAGATGTTAAAGGATGGGTTAGCTTTAAATCGTTTTTACCTCAAGATGGAATTAGCTGCGCCAATGAGTATTATACTTTTAAACAAGGTAACCTATGGCAGCACCACAGCACTAAATCAATTTTTATAAATGGTGGTTATATTACTAGCCGACCTAATAAATTTTACGGACAAATCCCGCCAACAGCATCTAGTTTAACAGTAATTTTAAATGACGCTCCTAATGTTGTAAAGGCTTTTCATACTTTAAACTACGAAGGATCTCAATCTAGAGTCCTTCAATCATCGTCGTATAACATTCATGACGTAAGCTCTTGGGATGGTAATTTTGAAAACCCTGGCTTTTCTAATATCACTGATAATTATAGTAATAACGATTATTACAACTTAGAATCAAAAACAGGATGGTTCGTGGATGAAATAAAAACCAACAAAGAGGTAGGTCAAATACACGAATTTATAGAAAAAGAAGGTAAATGGTTTAATTATATAAAAGGCAAGCAATTAACTAATAATCTTGGTTTCTTCTCAACTAGTTTTGACAATGCAGATAGTACCTTCCAAGGACTAGGCGTTTTAGCTGGTTCAAACGATTTTGCATACCAAGGTTGCACAGATAATTCGGCAAATAATTATAATCCATCTGCTACGGTTGACGATGGTTCATGTTGTTATGTTGGTGGTTGTACTGATCCCACGGCAAATAATTATCTTGCAAATGCGTGTTATGATAATGGTTCTTGTGCGTACGACTTGCTAGGTTGTACAGATCCAGCTTACACAGGGTATAATCCTAATGCAAATGTTCATGATCAATCATATTGTGGAAATTTGATTACATACGGGTGTATGCTTAGCGGTCTTATTATAGGACCAAACAACACGATGATTAACGCGTATATTAATTACAATATTTCATATACAAACCCTTGTAATGGACAGTCTGGCCCTCCAATTCCAGTGCTAGATTGTTTAAACGGTGAGGAAGGAGACAATTGTTGCTGTGATCCAGCTGTAGTAGGTTGTATGGATCCATTAGCTATTAACAATACTTACAATCCAAGTGCAAATGTTTCAGATAACACACTTTGTGATTATCCAATTCCTGGTTGTATAGATCCTGTAGCACACAACTACTCTCCTACTGCGACAGTAGATGATGGTAGTTGTCTATACACACCTGGCTGTACTGATCCAACTGCGATTAACTATGATCCAGGTGCTAATTTAGATAATGGAACTTGTGAACCATTTATATATGGATGTCTTTCGGATGTTAATGCTTGTAATTATGGCGGCCCAGGTAATACCAACAATATCAGTCCAGAGGTAAATACTGATGATGGTAGTTGTCAAAGTAATCTTGGTTGTATGGATGCCTCGGCTTGTAATTATGATGCGAATGCTAACTGTGATGATGGAAGTTGTGAATATAATTCTTGCCAAGGTTGTACAGATCCTCTTGCTGATAATTATGCTCCTGCCGCAACGGTTGATGACGGTAGTTGTTATATCGCGGGTTGTACAGATCCAGTTGGTACAACAAATTATAATCCAAATGCGACACAAGATGATGGTTCTTGTCTTGCTTGTGTATATGGTTGTACAGATAATAATGCTATTAATTATAATCCCGCGGCTACTTGTGATGATGGTTCTTGTATTCAACCTATACCTGGTTGTATGGATCCTAATGCCTGTGATTACAATGCGCTAGCTAATGTTAATAGTTGGTGTAATTATTTAAGCTGCGCAGGTTGTACAGACCCAACAGCAAGTAATTATGATGCCACAGCAACGATAGATAATGGTAATTGTATCGCGTGTATATATGGTTGCATGGACCCGCAAGCGTTTAACTATGATGCAAATGCTATTTGTGAAGCGACCGCGACAGATCCTGGTTCTGGCGAATGTATTGCTGTAGTTACAGGTTGTACAGACCCAACAGCGGATAATTGGGGTGGTCTTGCTGTTAACACGGACGATGGTTCATGTCAATATTTTGGTTGTACAGATTCAGGCGCGAGCAACTACGATTCAAATGCCAATGTTGACGATGGTTCTTGTTTATATCCTGGTTGTACAGATCCATCAGCATGTAACTTTGATCCTAATATGAGTCCACCAGCAAATGATGATGATGGGTCGTGTACATATCTTTTTGGTTGTATGGATCCAGCGGCGGACAATTTTGATGCAACTGCTGAGTGTAGTGATGGTAGTTGTCAATATTTAGGCTGTACAGATCCTACGGCGTTGAACTATGATGCATCAGCAAATAATGATGATGGATCTTGTATTCCATATATATATGGATGTTTAGATCCTGCGGCGTTTAACTACGATCCAAATGCTAACTGGGCGTGTTCTGCTAATAACCCTGGTTGTGACAATACCCCTGGTAATGAGTGTGTTGGATTTCCAGGTGGTGGTGGTGGCGTAGGCGGAGGAAATGTTGGTGGATGTTGTGAAGCTGTTTCATATGGCTGTACAGATCCAACTGCTTGTAACTACATTCCTGGACCTAACACGGACGATGGATCTTGTCAGTATAATTACGGGTGTGACGATCCAACAGCTATAAATTACGATCCTACTACCTGCCCTGACCCTAGCGCATGTGAGTACCAAGGTTGTATGGATCCTTCTGCGCAAAACTATTGGAACGAAGCAACGGTACCTGGTCCTTGTCTTTACGAAACGCCTTACGGTCTTATAGAATATTCTTCTTTCGTTTACGAAGATCCAACGAATGGATTAAGCGTTAATCTAAGTTGGTCTTTTGCTTCTTCTGCAGACGGCGGTTGCGACACTGCTATTATGCACTACGGTGATTTAGGTGATATTCCTGGCTCGAATTCAACTTTAGCAGGTGGTCAACAACCTAGCTCTCCACACACGTTTGACGAGTCACACTTTGGAACTCCTTATAATAACACTTTTGTAGAAGGTAATGAGTATGAATGGAGAGTAAAATGTCAAGGAGACTCGTGGAATGCTGAAGGAGTCGGAAATAACCAACCTCCATATCACCCAATACATACTTTTAAATTTGAAGTTAATCCTCTTGCTACTCAATCAGGGGCATACATGCCTGCACCTGTACAAGCTCTTGTTCTATATACCACTCAATACTTAGGTGAAGAAACAGCTGCCGTTTCTGGTGTTGATTTAGAACTTTTATTACAACAAATTGGTGCATTACCAACATTTACTAGTACTGGTGTATTTGGTAGTAATAACGGTACACAATGGATTTCTATAACGCAAGCTTCTATTACTAATCCAGCTCTTCCTAATGGTGCTAACGTAGTAGTGAAACGTGATGGTTTAGTAGTGGCTAGTACAGCAGACGGTGGTTTTTACATCGGTTCGAATAACTACAACAACGTCATTTTCCCTGGTGTTGGGGCGCTTAATATACCAAACTTTGATTTCCAACAAGGTGATATAATTACTATTGAATAATAAATTATGATATTAAAAACATTAACATTTAGCAGTGAAATTAATTCTAGCTTACAGGTAGGTGATAAAGTATATTACTCTGCAATAGCTGCTCCAGCAGGTGGTAGTCAATTTCAAAACATAAGTTCAAATCAAAGTGCGAATATAATAAAATTTGGAATTGTTGTAGAATTATTTCCGCATGGCAATCCACTAGCAAGCCCGCCAATACCATCTAATAGTATTGTTGTTATTTATGATGATAATTCTGGGGTTATGCCTCCTCAGCTCAACGATTATATTATGTTTGGTAAAGATAAAGAAGTAAATTCTTCAAGTTTAATTGGTTATTACGCGGAAGTAACGTTTATAAATAATGCAACAACTGGAAAAATTGAATTATTTTCAATTGGTTCAGAAGTTTCGGAAAGTAGTAAATAAATAAAATATGGAAATAATAAAAAGTTTTAATTTAGATTTATCAGATTTACGAGCCATTTCTAAAACTAGAAATTTTACAGTTATAGGCACTAATAATGCTGCGTTTAGTTTAGAAATAAAAAATGAAGATAATTATTATTATAATTTTACCACAAATGCTTTTCAAGCTACTAAAGCTAGGTTAAACAATGTGGCTATTGACAGTGGGATTTACAAAGGCCATATTACATTTCCAACAATTACAGACGATGATCAATATGATATATATTTGTTTGCTGAACCAGGAACTAAGCATGTTGATTACAACGAGGTTAGATTTGCTGATGGTAGTATAGATATAAACTCCTCAATAGGATCTAATTCGTTGTTAATGCAAAAAGTTATATATCAATACACAGATATCACCTTAACAATATCAACTACATCTCCAACTAGCGCTATTACAGGTAGTGCACTTTCTAACGATACTCTAACAATATCAAGAGGTAAAAATAGTGGATTAATTCCTTTTTCATTGTCTAAAACTAGTTCTAGTGGAGAGTCTTATAAAATTTTAAAACAGCCTACCTCCGATGACATTTTGTCTATAGCATCAAGTAGAACAGTTGGTAGCGCGCCAGAGAAATTACCTGGTGAAAATGAATATCCAGAAAGTAGAACTGCTTTCACTGGTGATGATATTAATGGAGCCATTACTAGTGGTAGTGTAGTTAGGATGGACAATACTGATTTATCCGCAGTTATAGAAGTCGGAGATAAAATAACTACTGACGCCACGCAAGATACTGTAGATGGAAATGTTCTTAGCGGTGTTAAAGTTGTTATGGACAACAACGTTGCTAATAATATGGCAGTTGGGGATAGAATAACCATGAGGGGTGGTGCTGCTATAACTGCGTCTCTTTTTGAAGAAAAAGTTATTACCGTGGCGGCTTTAGATCCAGATGGAGATAACCCAAAAGAATTTTCTATGTCTCACTCTATAGCAATTTTGGATGGAACTACTTTGGTTTTTAACTCTACCATTAATAGAAGTTTAACGACCGTGACTGTAGTAGAGACTAGTGGCACTGCTACTGACTTTACAATGTCGCAAGATATTCAGTTCCGTGATAATGCCCCTTTAACTTTTTGGCCTAGAAAAAATTATCAATGGCCACTAAACACTGTTCATGGTTTAGAGCCTAGAATGTTTGTTATAAGCGGGACAAACGTTACGTCTGATACTAGAATTAGTAAATACGAAGACACTATAACTGAACTTGCTAATACTGAAAAAGAAAGAGTAATAATAAAAAATAGAGCTCCAGCTCTTAATGCTAAAGGTGTAAAACCAACAGTTACCAAAGGATTAGTAACAGCACAAAGTGGTAATGTTGTTTTCAACAAACAACAGAAGATTGCACTTGCTGGCGATACTATCCAAATAGCAGGATATGGTACTGATCAAATATTTAAAGTACATGGTTATCAATTAAGGTTTACAGATCTAGCTATAGCATTAACACCTGTGACAACTACTACTACAGCGGCTTCTTTTGATAGCACCAGTGTAGTTGTAGCGGCTAGAGATGGTATAATGAATTCTGTTAGCACGGTTAGTGGTATAGGTATAGATCCTTCAGTTGTTCCTACTGTTAGTAGTGGTGCTAACGCGAGTGGAGCTGGTACTATAGTGCTTAGTACCGCTCAGACGTTAGAAAACGGCGTAACATTAACCTTTCCTGAGGCTGGAAAAGTTGCTACTATAACTGGTAATGTAGAAGTTATTAAGGCTGGCACAGGAGACGCTACAATATCTTTCGATGTAGAAAAGTTGATAGCAACATCTTAAAGTAAAAAAACAGTGAAAACTGTGACTATAATACTTATAATTAAATAAAATATTATGAGTAAAGATTTAGTAGTTCGTAATTTAAAAAAAGATGATTACAATTTTATAGCTGAATGGTGGAAATGGTGGAGATGGAAAGTTATACCAAGAGAAATGCTACCTGAAAATGGATTAAGTGGTTTGATGGTAGAAAAAAATGGAGTTAGAATAGTGTCTTGTTTTATAATAATGACTAATTCAAAAGGCGCTATGATAGAGTGGGTTGTTTCTAATCCACAATATAGAGATAAAGATAGAAAGTATGCAATAGAGCTTTTAATAGAAACAGCAGAGCAATATTGCTTAGGTTTAGGTTTTGATTACATTTTTAGTATTGGTAGAAACAAACACTTAATAGAAACACACAAAAAATTAAAATGGACTGTAGATGAGAAGCCGTCCTACGAAATAATGAAAAAAATAAGATAACATGGGTACAATTTCAACAGCGATAATGGCGGGCACAGCTTTAATGGGTATGAAAAACGCTAGTAGAATGCGTAGAGATGCTAGGCAAAATGCAGCTGCAGCACTAGAGGAAAGGCAAAAGCAACAAGCAAAACTTGACGCTGAAGTAGCTAACTATAGAAATATGAAATTTACAAATCCATACGCTGGAATGGAAAATCCTTTTGAGGATCTAACAGTGGCTACTGGTGCTGCTGAATTTCAAGCTCAACAAGGCGCTCAGCAAAGAGCAAATATACTAGAGCAACTTCGTGGTGCTGCTGGTGGTAGTGGTATAGCTGGCTTAGCGCAAGCCTTAGCTAATCAAGGGCAATTACAAGCTAGACAAATTTCAACAGATTTACAAAGACAAGAAATGATGAACGCTATGGCCGCAGCTAAAGGAGCTAGCATGATTGACGTGCAAGAAAGAGCTGGTGATGCAATGGTGCAGCAAGCCGAGTTTGGAAGACAAGCAACAATATTAGGTGCACAATATGGTCAAGCTGCTGGAGCTAATAAAAATTTACAACAATCTTTATTAAACCAAAGAAATGCTAATTTAGCGGCAAATCAAATGATGATGAATAGCATGAAAACTTTAGGTAGTCTTGATTTTAGTAGCCCTAGTAGCTCTAGTAACAATTTTATTGATCAACCAACAAATGATCTTTATTCAGGTGGTGGTGGGTATGGAGGGGGAACTGATGTTATTCAAGAAACAAAAGTTTACACTGATCAATATGGAAACCCAACAGTTGAAGGTTATTAAAAATAAATAAATAAAATATGGCAACAAAAGGAGGAAGTTTATTAGGTAAAGCAGATTCAACACTAGCACAAATGTCTTATAGAGAGGCAATGGCTGACGTTGCTCCTGATCTTAAAAGTGTATATCAAGAAGAAATGCTAACTCAAGCAATGTTTGAAAAGGGCGTTCAAGATCATTTTGATACTTTATATGCTGATAACAATGCTTTATCAAAAGAATTAGAAGATGCTACGGCTAAAGCTATGACTGGTTTAGGTACTGACTACCAAGCTATGGAATTATTTGATAACGAGCTTAGTTCTATGAAGCAAAGAATGAAAGCGCTTCCTAAAGATAAAAAAGGAAACTTTGAAAGAGCAAAGATAAGAGCGGAAATGTCTGAACTATTAAAATCAAGCGCTGATTTAGACGCAACGATAACTAAAATCGGTACAATGATAGATAATAAAGAATATAATAAAAACGCTACTGGATCTAAAAATTTATCTTTACTAACTTCTATAGCTAATGGCACAGCTAAAAAAAATATTAAAAATGGTAAGTTGTTTTACTCAATGGATTATAATGGCGAAACTGTGGAAATGGATAGAGACGCTGTAGAAAGCGCGTTGGTACAAAATGACCCTACGTTTCAAGCTAGTTTTGAAAAAATAAGTCCTATGTATAATAACAAAGGAAAACAAAAAGGTGCTAAATGGGAAGATTCTCGTCAAGCAGCTATAAATGATTATGCTGATTCTTTTACATCGGAAGCAGCTTACGCTGCAAATATAAACGAAAGACAAGGCGGTTTAGGATATACATTTGTAGAGGCTTTGATGGGTAAAGATGGTTCAGATTCTATATATAAAGCTTTAATGAACATGGGTCCAGCTACTATAGAGAAATATGACGTGGCAGGTGGGGCTGATGGTAAGTCAGATGGGAAGATAACAGAGGCTGATTTCGCTAATCCAGAAAATGGAATTACTTTAATAAACTCTTTAACAGATATTCACGATAAAGAAAATTTTGATTTTGAAACTGCGAAGCTAGTGGCGGGAGAATTTTACGCTGATAAATTAGCTGGAAAAGAATTTGAAGATGGAACAAAAATGAGACCAAAATCTGGAACAGCGGAAACTTCTGATACTGATAAGCCTTTATTTAATCCAAATATGTATTATCCATTAGGAATCTTAGGAGGTTCTGTAACTGGTGGCCAAATAAATGGTTGGGTTGATTCTATTAAGGCAGGTAGAGAGTTTGATTTTGAAGGAAACTCTTATAGTCATATTGACGGTGGTTGGTATTTAAACTATAATGATGGTAGTGAAGAAGGAAAAGAAAAATCTACAACAAATAGCGATAACTATATTGGTAGCGCTGATAATTTAATTTTTAGCGCGTTTGGTGATGGTGGTAGCGACTCAAGATTTAAAAATATAACTACTGAAAAAATAAAAATAATAGATCATAAAACTGGAGTAGAGATTGAAGATAGTACAGATAGTGTAGAAAACAAAGGTTTACATACAAAAATATTTGATCAAATAGCAACAGCAGGTATAAATGACGATACTGCTGCTGAAAAATTAAATACCTTGTTTGATTTAAACAAAGCAACAAGTAAAATTCAATTTATGCCTTTTACTAATAGATCTGAATTTGAGTTACGAAAAGGAGTTGGCGGAACAAGAGGTCTTAAGGCAGATGCACCTGGTACTGATGATATAATGCTTTTTAACCCTAGAACTGGAGAGGTTGTAAAAGATGAAAACAAAAATAGAATTAAATTTAAAACTGGCCAAGAAATAACAAGTTTAAATGAAAAAGGTTTAAGTCCTGAAATTTCTCAAATAATTAAAATACTTAAAGAGCAGAACATTAAGATACCTGGTTCTGAGACTGATCAAACAGCTGGCGTTGGTAGTAAGTACCCAGTAGAAAAACAATAATAAAAATATGAACAAAGAAGCTTTAAACGACGCATATCAGCATTTTGTAAATACCGGTTACCAAGGTACTATAAATGATTTTTCTATATTAATAAATTCAAATAAAAACGCTTTTAACGACTCTTATGGTTACTTTAAAGAAACCGGCTACAAGGGAAGCGTGGATGATTTTTCTACGTTATTAGGCGTGGGAAAAGCACAAGGCTCGACGGAAGATCCGACGATGGGCCAAGAAAGTATGGGGTCACAATCGGACAGTGGTTCTTCGGAATCAGTAAGTTGGTTTGATCAAACGTGGTTTGGTAGAGGTGTAAAGGCTGCCAGCACAACTGGTGAGGCCACCAACTTAATGTCTGAAAATTTTTCTAATATAAGCAAAGAAAGTATACAAGATTTTATAAAAGCTAAAGAACAAGAAGCTGGAAGCTATGTTGAGTCTGAGCGTATGAAAAAGTTTCAAGAGCAATACGTTAAAGAAGGTAAAACTTGGAGTGCTTTTTTTAGAGGTGTAAGTAAACAACCTGGTTTACTACCAGAATTATTTGTACAATCATTAGGTACTCAAGTTGGCACATTAATAGATTCTCCTGGCGCTTCATTGGCTGCCGCAGGCGCTGGTGCTGCAGGTGGTGCTGCTGTTGGCGCTGTACCAGGCGCTGTAGCTGGATTTATGGGTGGTTTAGCAACTTCAATGGAAGCTGCTTTAACGTTTGGTGAGTTAATAGAAACAAGATTAAAAGAAAAAAACCAAGAATTTACAGATGATAATATCAAAGCTTTATTAGAATCTGAAGGTAGAGAAATAAGAAACAAAGCTTTAGGTAGAGGTTTAGCTATTGGTACTATAGAAGGTTTTAGTGGTGGTTTAGCAGGTAAAGCAGCTGTTGCTACTAAAGGAGCGGTACAAGCCACTAGAGCTGGTAAAGTAGGTAAGACAGGTATTTTAGCCGCTGGCGCTTCTGGCGTTGGTGTTGAAGCTGTAGGTGGAGCAACAGGTGAAATAGCAGGTAGAGTTGTAGCTGGTCAAGAAATGGATGCTGCTGAAATTGGTTTTGAAGCTATAACAGGTACGGTAACTGCACCTGTAAATGTATTAGCTGCGCTAAAATCTGCAAAGCAACCTACGTATAGGTTAAACGGTGAAAAAGTTACTTATAACCAAATGAAAGATTTTGTTGACACCGCTGACGATATGGATGTTGCTAAAGCTGATATTAAAATGCGTGACGATTACACTGGTCTTGGTAAAAAAGCTAAGGCAAAACAAGAGGCTGCTGAAAAAATGATAGAACTTTCAGGTGATGTTGCGACACAGCAAGAGGTTAAAAAAGCAAAAGATCTAAATAAAATAGCTGCTACTATAGAGTTAGCAAAACAAGGTAAGCAAATAAGTAATGTTAAAGATGCTTTTGCTGTTGAAAACAATGAAGAAGCTACAAAAGCTTATAAAGAATTACAAGATCAATATGGTAAAGATGTTATAAAAGATCAAGATGTTACTGATGCTGATGGATTTTTTGTTCCTACGCCTGATGGTAACGTAATAATAATAAACAAAGAAGTAGCTGCCGAAACAGGTCAAATAAACGTTGGTGGTCATGAGCTTCTACATGGAATAGTACAAGAGCATTACAACTCCTTAACGCCTGAAGCAAGAGCTAAGTTTATAAATGATTTTAAAAACACTATATCTAAAGAGTCTTTAGAGTATATACAGAATATAATTGATGCTAGAAATAAAGATAGAGTTGATGAAAAAACAGGTAAAACTATTGAGGGTGAAAACATACAGGCTGATAGCGATGAATATCTAACTATATATTCAGATGGTATTGTTAAAGAACAAATAACTTATAACGAAGGTGTATTTACTAAGTTTAAAAACTTTTTGCAAGATATATTTAGAAAATTTGGTTATAATAAAGAGTTTGGAAGTGGCGCGGCTACTTATAATTTCATGCGTGATTATAACAAAAACATCATGGAGTTTAATAAAATCAGTGAAAGAGCCAAAGCAGTCGCTGGTACTAAAGCTGTTGCTGGTGATGCTAGTTTGTCTGTATCAGGTTTTGATCAAAATGAAGTTGCTGAAGATCTTGGGTTAAAAGAAACAACAGCCGGTATTGTGGCTAGAAACAAAGAAATTGAAAATACAATATTAGAAGAGGGTATAAAAGACGAAGAAGGAAATATAAAAGCTTCACCTGTACAACAAAGAAAACTAGCAGAAAACAATTTGCCAAGAGCTTTTGCACTAGCAAAACAAGCCGCTGGAAAAGCTAAAGATCTTACGCTAGACGACGCTTTAAAAATAGATGATGTAATGGAGTTTTACAGTGAGTATAGTTTAAAGCTTACTGAATTAGCTAGAACGTACAAAGCGCAAATGCCCGATGGTACTAAAGTGCCTTTTGGCGCTTACATGAACAGTCTTTTGCCTTTAAAGTATTCTGGCATATTAGAAAAGTTAAAAAGCAAAATACAAACAACTAGCATGTCAGATGAGACTGTTGGTAAAAAAGTAAGAAGCATTGAAGATACTACTGATGAGACTGCTAAAACTAAAGGTACTAAAACAAGGTTAAAACAAAGAGCATCTAGAAAATTAACAAGCTTAGCTGATTTAGATATTGAAAGTTCTCCGTTGATAAAAGAAGTAACAAAAATTAAACTTAAAAAATTAATTGAGTCAAATCCTAAAAATTTAGTTGAACAAATACAAGAAATTTTAATATCTGATTTAGTTGAGATTATAAGGCAAGAAATGGGTGTTATAGGGCAAAAAGATGGTAAGTTAAACATACCTGACGATTATAACGCTTATCTGTCAGACACGTATCAATTAACTATTTCCAGCATGGAAATATCAAAAATAAGGGCTAATTACAAAAATTTATTTAGGAAAGAAAAAATGGGTTTTGCGGATTACAAAACTAAAAAATCTGACAAACCTAGTCTTAAAAAAGATAGTAATTACGTAAAAGACATTAACAGAAATGTTACAACAAAAGCTGAGTTTATAAAATACCATACTGAAGGTAAAAAAAATAAATTAATAGCTAACCAAAAAAATTTAGCTATAATGCGGGCTGAAGCGGAGGTTGTTAGAGCTGCAGATAACTATATAATAGATAATTCGCAAAACTTAAATGAAGTTTTTGCCGCGGAACTTAGAAAATATATAGATTCTAAAACTATAGAAAAACAAAAATTAGAAGACAAAAGTTTTGATAGTGTTAAATTTAGCAAAACAATAGCTAACCCAGTTAATGTAAAGCATTTTAATGAGTTAATTAACGAGGGTATAAATGGTGAAATTGGTAGTGATATTTGGATTTCTTTAACAAAAATAGCAAATCCAGTTATTGTAGAAAAGGTAATAAAAACAATAGATTTACATAACGCTGACTACGTAAAAGAAACTAGTGGTTTTAAAGATAGAGTTAGAAATTTAATATTTCCCAAAAAGATTAAAGAAAAATATTTCGCTAGACCAACGAACAAAAACCATACAGATTCCATTGCTGAATTATTAGACTTTACAGAAAGTCTAGCAGAAGTAATGGATCCAGCTTTAGTTTCAACAGGTTTATTTGAAGATATGTTTGGTTTTACTTATAGATATGGAGATAAAAATCGTATAGGTAAGGATACATACGGCAGGGTTATGGATTCTGCTTCAAAAAGAAAATCTGACAAAAACTTTGGGGATAAATTCGGTTTTGATCCTGAGGCCGTTAAAAAATACATGTATAATTCTACGTTTGGGATAATGAACAGAATTAATACTATTGCTAATAAGTCTTTCAACACAGCAAAAGAAAAGCTACAAGCAATGTTAGATAAAGAAGGAGCTAACATAGAGCAAGCAAATAAGCAAAACTACAAAGTATTAGAATATATAATAACAAAAGCAATACAAGTTGTTAATAAAAACCCAGACAAACTAGTTGGCGCTTTAAGATGGTTAGAATCAGCGACGTCTACTATAAAAGGATTAAGAGGCTTAACTAGATTGACACATCTAGATGTTATGGCTGAGTCACAAGCACCATCTACAAAGCATCCCGATTACGAAGCAACGTACAAAGTAGCCTTGGAAAGCGTTAGAAAGAAAAATAAAGCTAAAAAATTAGATTTAAGTAAATCTCAAATTGAAGAAACGGCAAAAGAATCTGCTTTGGCGCAGCTAAAACCTAAGGGCGAACATTTAAAACCAAGCGCTAATCTAATGGCATCGTTTGCTGAGCTTATAATAAAATATTCTAAACTTGATATGGGTAATCCAAAAACTTTAACCGAGTTTAAAAAAGATTTTAACAAGTTAATTGACGGTTATGACCAAGCATTGGGTAACAAAAGTACTTATGCTATTGTTGACAAAACAATGGGTTCTCAAGCTGAAGGCGATGTTAGATTGTTAACGGGATTACCTAAAAATAGAGCAAAACGTTTTTACCACGTAAGTGGTAACCAATCAGTTGGTTATATATCTAGAACAATTACTCAAAGTAAAGAGTTTGCAAAATTATCAAACAAAGCAGACAAAGCGGCTAAACTAAATAACGCTGTTAAAAGGTCTAGATCTGTGAATAAAGAGTCTAAAGGTATTACTGTTCTAGATTTTGACGATACCCTAGCTACAACTAAATCTTTAGTTAAGTATACTAGACCAGATGGAACTACCGGCACTTTAAATGCCGAGCAATACGCTAGTACATATGAAGATTTATTAGACCAAGGTTTTACATTTGACTTTTCAGATTTTAATAAAGTTGTAAAAGGTAAGGTTGCACCATTATTTCAAAAAGCATTAAAGTTACAAGGTAAGTTTGGTCCTGAAAATATGTTTGTATTAACAGCTAGACCACCTCAAGCTGCTAAGGCTATATTTGATTTCTTAAAAGCTAATGGTTTAAATATACCAATGAAAAATATTACTGGCTTGGCTAATTCTACAGCAGAGGCTAAAGCGTTGTGGATCGCTGATAAAGTTGGTGAAGGTTATAATGACTTCTATTTTGCTGATGACGCTTTGCAAAACGTGCAGGCTGTTAAAAATATGCTAGAGCAATTTGATGTTAAGTCTAAAGTTCAACAAGCTAAAGTTAAATTTAGCAAATCAATGAACGATGACTTTAATAGTATACTAGAAGAAATAACTGGTATTAATGCTGCAAAACGTTTTTCAGATATTAAAGCTAGAAAACGTGGCGCTAGCAAAGGTAAGTTTAGATTTTTTATACCACCATCTCACGAGGACTTTGTGGGTTTGCTTTATAATTTTATGGGTAAGGGTAAAAAAGGTGATCAACATAGAGACTTTTTTGAACAAGCTTTAGTTAGGCCATTGAACAGAGCTTATAGAGAGGTAGACACGGCTAAACAAGCTATAGCTAATGACTACAAACAACTAAACAAACAGTTTACAGATGTAAAAAACAAACTAACAAAGAAAACTCCAGATGGTGACTTTACATTTGAAGACGCTGTTAGAGTGTACTTGTGGAATAAACATGGTTATGATATACCTGGCTTATCACCAACTGACCAAGCTAGTCTAACTGAGTTAGTAACAAACGATTCTCAACTAAGATCTTATGCTGAAACTTTAAATATAATATCCAAACAAGATACCTATGTAGACCCAGGTAAAGGCTGGGAAGGTGGTAATATAAAAACAGATTTAATAGATGCTACTGGTAGAGTTGGTAGAGCGCAATATTTTGCTGAGTTTAACGAAAATGCTGATATATTATTTTCGCCTGAAAACTTAAATAAAATTGAGGCTGCTTACGGTAAAGATTTTAGAAGCGCACTGGAAGATATGCTACATAGAATTAGCACTGGTGTGAATAGGCCAAAAGGTCAAAGCGGGACCGTAAATGCATTTATGAACTATTTAAACGGTTCCGTTGGTACTGTTATGTTCTTTAACGTTAGATCAGCAATACTACAGCAAATGTCTATTGTTAACTATATAAACTTTGCTGATAATAATATGTTTGCCGCTGCCAAAGCTTTTGCTAACCAACCTCAATACTGGAAAGACTTTGCCTTCATATTTAACTCAGACATGTTAAAGCAAAGGCGTGGTGGTATTGGAACAGATATTAACGGTAATGATCTTGCTCAAGCTGTAGCTGGCTCAAAAGATCCAACTAAAGTTGTTATAAGTAAACTTTTGCAATTAGGATTTTTACCTACACAAATAGGTGATAATATTGCGATTGCCACAGGTGGTGCTACTTTTTATAGAAACAGAATAAACAAATATATAAAAGACGGTTTAAGTAAAAAAGAAGCTGAAACAAAAGCGTTTACTGACTTTCAAGATTTAACACAGTCAACTCAGCAGTCATCAAGACCTGATATGACATCTAAACAGCAAGCCAGTTGGGTTGGTAAATTAGTGTTAAACTTTCAAAACATTACATCACAATACAATAGAATAATTAAAAAAGCAGCATTAGACATTGGTAAAGGTAGAATATCACCACCATATACAAGTAAAGCACAAAGTAATTTAGGTAATTTATCTAAGATACTATATTATGGTGGTATACAAAATGTTATATTTTATAGTTTACAAACTGCTTTGTTTGCGGTTATGTTTGGAGACGATGAGGACGAAGAGCAAATACTAAAGAAAAAAGAAAGAGTTATAAATGGTAGTATTGATTCTATATTAAGGGGAGCTGGTGTATATGGTGCGATTGTTTCTACTTTAAAAAATACTCTTATCAAGTTTAAAGAACAAAGAGAAAAAGGTTATAATAAAGATGAAAGCGCTGTACCATTAGAACTTTTAAACTTTTCACCAGTAGTTGGTATTAAAATTAGACAAATAGTTAACGCTGAAAAAACACTTAATTATAATGAAAATATAATAAGCGAAATGGAAACATTTGAAGCTGATAACCCGCAGTGGTCAGCCGTTACTAATTATACCCAAGCTTTAACTAATTTTCCGGCAAACAGATTGTATCAAAAAAGTATAAACATGCGTAATGCGCTTGATAAAGATTATACTAATTTCCAAAGAGTAATGTTTTTTAGTGGTTATACAACGTGGAGTTTAGGTCTAGGTGATAATGAGAGAATTATTGAAGCTAAAGAAAAAGTTAAAATAAACAAAGCAAACACTAGAAAAAGCAAAAAGAAAAAACGTGCTGACATAAAAATTAGAAAAAGAAGATAAATAAAAATTAGTAAACAATTCAAAAAATAAGTGATAATAAAAAGATGGTGAAAAGACTAATAATACTATTAACAATATTTATAATGGCATGTTCAGCGCCAAAAAAATGTTGTTCACAAACATTTGGAGTAGATGATGTTAAGAAGATGCTTAAATTTTCTACGTTCTATGCCGCTGTAAACGGTGGAACGTCACTTTCTGATGTTGATGTATTCTCTGTAGATAATGGTTTGTCTACGCGGACTATTTCAACTCCTTATGATTATAATTTTACCATAGGTTTACGTAAGATAGCGAGGTTTGGCTATGAAAATAAAGCGCAAACATTTTATGATGGAACGGAATCTAATTATAGTGATGCGGCCACTGTAGGTAAAGTTAAAGGAGTTGAATACTTATTTGAAGTTGATTACAAACGACAAGAAGGCGTAGACTACATGGATCAACACCATTTTATTAGGTTTAGTTCTGATGATGGTTGTCAAGATGAAGTATGTATAAACTTTTTTGCTTTAAAGTTAGAGTATCTTGAAGATGGTTTTGCTGATATTAAATATTTTGAAGCGTCAGAGAGATATAGACATCGTAAAGGCAAAGATTTATCATGGAATATTGGGTTAACACATAGACTTGCAGAGCCATATGGCTACAATGCTCTTGATGAGTGGATGTTGGTGAATAATAATATACATTATACTTATTTAGCTTTGCAAGAAGGGTATGAGGTAGATGTGTATAGCAACGAATACTATAGCCCTGATGGCGAGATAGTTGCTACTAGCGCTGAAGTTTGGGAGGCAGTTGTGATACCAACAGTACTATCAGATTACACTCAAAAGAAAAGAAACGAATTAAAGAAAACAATACAGCACTCACTTGTTGTGGGTTTTGATTATTATAAATATTCTAAAAAAACTTGGTTACACGCATGGGGAAGTTTAATGCCATACCACTACGATGATGGTAGTGAGTTTAGTTATCATAACTATGTTGATGGTCAATGGTATGATTACTCGGGTGGTTTGATTTACGGTATAAAAGTTAACAAACAACTAGGATATTTTGTAGAAGGTAAATACAATAAGTACTGGAACAGAGAATGGTACGATTTTAAATTAGGTATGAATTACGTTATATTTTAAAATGGCAAAAGAATTAAATGAAGATACTGGTTTTAATGTAAGTATTAAAACTTTACTAGCTATAGGTTTTGCTATGGCTACTATTATTGGGATGTGGTTTGCTTTACAAGCGGATATTGCTGAAGCAAAAGAATTACCCGCACCATTACCTCCAGATGTAACACGTATGGAGTTTGACATGAAAGATCAAATGATACGTAATACTATTATGACTACACAAAAAGATGTAGAAGAAATAAAAAAGTCCTTAGAAAAAATAGAGGATAAATTATATAATAGATAATGAAAAAAATATTAATACTAATGTTTTTTTGTAATAGTGCTTTTGCACAAATACAAGTGTCACAATTTAATGCTGAATGGAATGCTGCCAATGCTGTTAATTGGGTACAAGATCTTTCAGATTGCAAAACTATATCATACGTAGATATAAGCAAACAAGCTAAGCTAGCTACAGAACATAAAATAGCAGTAATACCTACTATTATAATATTTAAAGATGGAGAAGAAGTTGCTAGGTTTCAAGCTGATCTTAGCTTTAAAATGGTAGCAACTAAAAAAGAAGTACAAGAAGAAATAGATAATCAATTAATGAGCGATTTTTAATATGTGGAGTTTATTTAAAGAAAAAAACGAAATTAACGAGAAGAATGTAGTTGGATTTGCATCATTTGTAGTAATGTGCTTATTTGCTGTTGCTGATTTATTAACAAGTATACTAGCAGATAAAGATTTAATTATAAATGAAGTTGTTTACAATTCATTTGTATGGGTTACGTTAGGGTGTTTTGGTATTAGTTCGTTTGAAAAAGTAAAAAAGAAATAATATGCCTGGAAGCGAAAGACAAAATAATATGTTC